CTCGATCATGTCACCGGTGCGCGGGTGCTGGACGGCGAATCCATCCCCGTGATCGTCGTCCAGCAGCTCGCGATAGGTTGGCTGGGCGGCGTCCTTTTGCTCCTCCCACTCGTCGATCGCCTTGTTGTAGGCCTCCCATTCGGGCGAGTCGTCGTCGTCGGTTTCCGGTTCCGTGGGCTCGGGCGGGATCTCGCGCACAGGATCGACGTCATAGCAGCGGGCGTCGAGGGCGATGTAGCCGCCCTGGATGTAATCGAGGTTGCTCGAATAGCTGGGGACGATCTTTTCTGCATCCTTGCCGGTGATGACCTGCTTGCCTTCGGCAACGGCGGCAGCGCGTTTGATCTCGGCCCAGGCCTCGCGCTTGTGCTGGAAGCAATCCGGATTCGTGCAGACGTCGGTGCCCTCGATATCAGCGAAGAGTTCGGGATGGTTGCCGCTGCGGCTGGGGCAGCCGGCGCAGGATCCGGCGTCCGGCACCAGGTCGGCGTCGAAGATGTCGAAGGGGGCATCGCCCAGGCGCAGGGTATAGTGATTCTGGATGACCTGGGCGGCGCGGCGGAATGAGAGCGGACCGTGCCAGTCGTCGATGATCGCGTCGATCGCTTCCGTCTGCAGCTGCTCGCCCGGGATGCGCGCGATCAACAGCGCGGTGCTGGCGGTGAGCTTGCCCTCGCGGAAAGCCTCGCGGCCGGCCTCGCAGAGCGCGGTGAGCTTGAGCCTGGCGTAGATGTAGGCCTTGCTGCGCCCGACCTTGTCGGCCAGCTCCTCGGCGCTGCAGCCGGTGCGCTGCATGAGGGTCTGATAGCCTTCGGCCTCCTCGATCGGGTGCACCTCCTCGCGCTGCAGGTTTTCGACGATCTGGATCTCGAGCACTTCGTTGTCGGTGAGCTGGCGGATGTTCGCCGGGATCGCGTCGAGGCCTGCGAGACGTGCGGCGCGGAAACGGCGCTCGCCGGCGATGACTTCGAATTTCGGCAACGGGCTGGAGACGTCGTCGAGCGGGGTGGGCAAGGCCTGCTCGGCTGGCCACGGCCGCACGAGGATCGGCTGGATCACGCCATGTTTGGCGATGCTGTCGGCCATTTCCTGCAGCTTGGCCTCGTCGAAGGTGCGGCGCGGATTGGTCGGCGAGCGGCAGAGCTCGAATAGCCGCAGGTGTTCGAAGGCCTGGGCGGGTTGCGTGTGTTCGGGTTGGGTGGGGGCGTTCATGCCTGGGTTCCTTTCAATTTGGCGGTGCCGTGTCTATGCGCAGATTCCTGAAAATTGCTTGATGCGAAGTTCCTTCGCGAAGCGCTCGGCCTCGATGCGCGCCTGCTCGTCGACGCGCTTCATCATCCTGGCGAGATTCCAGTATTCCTTGATGTCTGGCGTCACATGATCTTGCGCATGGATCATCGCCGTAGCCCTGTCCCCACGTGGCTTGTACGGTTCTGTTCTGCGAATGACGACCCAGCCAGAATGCAGCCAGTCGTCATTTCCGCGGCTCACTGCCTCGCGAACCGCGTCGGCGAATCCGATCTTGATGTTCATGCGACTTGTCCCCCCATGACGGTTTCCATGACGCCCATCACGGCCAGGGTGAACCCGAGCCGGCCGATAACCTCGCCGCCCTGCACCTGGCGCAGCGAGTCGCACCCGGTCGGCACCTGCAGCACGATGCGCTGGGCGTGCTTTTCCCAGGCGGCGTCGATGGCCTGGATGATGGCGATACGCCGCGCGCTGAGCTGGTCGTCGTTCACGATTCGCACACCTCGGCAAACCGCTTCAGCTCGCCCGAGCGCGCGCGCAGCAGGGCGTAATCCTGATACCTGAGCAGGGCGTCGAGCTCGGGTGGCATGGGGTAGCGTTCGGGCCAGCTGCGGCGCACCTCGGCGCAGAGTTCGGTCAGGCCTTCGATGACCATGCGCACCTCGCCGAGGGTGGCGTGGCGGCGCTCGGCCTCGCCGATGCGTTGCTGGGGGGCGTAGGTGATGCCGCCCTGGTCGTTGTGAATCAAGTCGCACATGGTGATCGCTCCTCAGTAGTGCTGTTCGCAGTTGACGTAGACGGCGGGCCGGCAGGCGCCCTGTCCGCCCTGGTAGCCGAGCGGGCCGCCCTTGCCGGGGTAGTGCCGGTAGTGGCCCGGCGCGTCGTTGGCCGTGGCCTGTTCGGGTTTTGGAGCGGCTTCGCGGGTCGCCCGGCGTTCCTTTTTCCGGTTCTTGTTGCTGATCGAGATGCGTTCGGCATGGCGCCGGTAGTTGGCGCGCTTGCGCTGGCGCTGCGCCTCGAGCACTTCGTCGACGCTCATGGTGACGGTTTTCAGGGCGATGAAAATCCGCTCCTTGGCCGGGCCTGAGCTGGCGAGTTCTCTGCGCTTGACCATGGCGATCAGCGCGCCGCACAGCTGCGGCTCGTCGATCTGATGCCCGAGCGCGCGCAGCAGGTCGTCGAAGCCGCTTTTTGGATGCGCGTTGAGGTAGTCCAGCACGGACTGGCGTCGCTGCATGGCTGCGACTTGGTCGATTGCCTTGGCCATCAGTGCACCACCTTCCCGACGGCTTCGAAAATCTGCCAGATGAAGATGAATGCGGCGATGATGCCGGCGATCCATGCGATCGCGCGGTCGATCGGCTTCACCATGTCGTTGTGGGCGCGCTGGGCGGCGCGGTCGAGCTCGAGGCGGGTGCGTAGGCCGTTCATGGTCGTCTCCTGTCTGTTCTGCGTTGATCGATCAAGCGGATGGGGCCGCTTGTTGATCGCCGAGGTGCAGATCGGACAGGGAACGCGCTCGACAGCCGAATAAGGGCGGCGAATCTCACGCGCGCCACTGCACGTCTCGCATACGCCCACACCCAGGGCAGCATCAATCCGCTTCTTCAACCCGCCGACAACGCTCGCCAGATGCGCGTGCTGCCCTGTAGTCGCATTTTTCAATTTCTGATCCATCCCTAGCTCCTTTTGAATCGCCCACTCTGGGCATGGCTGCATTGTGCACAGTATAAGCATGCTAACAGCAGAAATGCAAGCATACTTACATTTTTCGCGAAAGACGGGAGGCGGACGGAGCGTCCGCGACCTAATCGGGCGGGATGGGTGAAGCGGGATGGCGGCCGATCAGTAGCCTATGCCACCAGGTATAAGGAACTTGCCGCAACGCTTGTTGAGGTTGTCGGTGCTGTCGGTGACCTGGTTTTTCCACCACTGATCATCCGGGTATTTGGCGGCGGTGGCGACGGTCCAATTATGGTCGCGCAGGATCTTGTCGCATTCCTTACTCTGTTTGCGGTCGCGCGCTTCCTGCGCGGCTTTGTCGGCGATCGCGGCCTGGTCGCGAAGGGCGCGCGCCTGGGCGGAATACATGTCTGCACGATCGGGTGCGCGGCCGTTGGTGAGGTCGACGGGTTTGGCCTTCGGGCAGGGCAGGTCGGAATAAACCGGGCGGCCATCCTTCTCGCATTTGTAGACGCCGGCCAGTGCCGGTGAGGAGCAGGCCAGGAGCGTGAAAACCAGCAGGGCGCGCGATCTCATTGCCGTTCCTTGTATTCGAATTTGAATTCAAGCTGGATACCGATGCGGATCACTTTCGCCCTATTGGTAGCCGTTGGTTTTTTGCGGTTCAGCGAGCGTATCAAGAAGACGGACCGCGGTGTAGCGGGCTTCGGGTTCCATGGCCAGCAGCACGTCATTGGCGTGCCGGATGGCCTTGTCGATCTTTCTCGGTCCCTCGCCCTGGCTGATCCATCTGGCCTCGTACCCGGTGATATCGGCCAGCTTCCACAACAGATGCTCTTTCAGGTTCTTGGTGCTGCCATCGATCCACTGATACACGGCTGAGGGTTTGCAGCCGAGAAGGGGAGCGATCGAAGCCGGGCTGTGCCCGCTGCTCTCGATGACGTATCCGATCCGTCCGGATTTGGTGGTCAGGTCGAATTCATCATCCATGGCGCCCATGGTATTTGTGGCGCGTGTAAGTATGCTTGCTACTCCTGAATAAGTATGCTTATAATCAATCATGGATGCGCGAACGATTATTCAAAAACTGGGCGGCCCGTCGGCCGCTGCGGTGTTTTGGGAGTGCAGTCCGGCCGCTGTTTCGCAATGGAAGCGTATGAACAAGCTGCCGAACGCGCGACTGCTGCACGTCAAGGCGGCACATCCCGAATGGTTCGAGACCGCTCCGACGGTCGAATTCTCCACTCCCCTCATCGAATCACGCATGCCCACGCTGTTGACCCGCGAGACGGTTTCGCCTGCTGGCGGCATGCCGGCCGATTTTGGCGAGTTTGGCGAACCCCGCACGGGCCTCGACCGCCGCGAGTGCAATCGCCGAGCGCTGCAGGAATCGACCTTCGGGGCATTTGGCGAGCCGCGTGACGGCGATCGGCGAGAGGGCGATCGTCGGCGCGAGCTGGACGATCAGCCGGAGCAGTCGGCGTGAGCGCGGCTTCAGGATCCACCTGGCAGGCGTGGAGTGCTTCAACTGTCTGCCCATGCAGTCCTCCTCTGTTGTCAAGGCGTTATGGCCTCCCCGGGCTTCGTGCCCGGGGCTCTTTGTGAGGGATCGCGCGATGTGTTCCATGGCTTGCAGCTTATTTTTTTCGCCGTCGGAAGTCTGTCCGACGGTGTCCGAAAAAATCGGAAGGGGTCGGACATGAACCAGGAACCGCTTTTTTTTGATGACTGGCGCGATGCGATGCGCCACGTGATTTCGGTGCTCGGTGGGGCAAAGGTCGTCGGGGCGCGTATGCGGCCTGACATGAAACCGGACCATGCGGCGCGATGGGTGATGGATTGCCTGAACAGCGATCGCCGCGAAAATTTCAGCCCCGATCAACTTCTGCAGCTGTTGCGTCTGGCACGCGATGCCGGGGTGCATGCGGGCATGGCCTTCATCGCCGACGAGTGCGGATATCGCAAGCCTGAGCCATTGGATCCTACCGATGCAGCCGATGCGCTTCGGCGTGAATTCATCGACTCGACGAAGCGCTTGAGCGAGCTGGCCAAGCGGATCGAATCGATGGAAGCCAGGGCGAGCATCAGGAGCGTCGGCTGATGCCGCAGCCATCCCAACCACTCCGCCAGGCGTATGCCCTGGCCCACGCGATGCAGGCGCGGCCGACGCCGCAGCTGGCGACGCGCTATTTCGACACACTCAGGCGCATGCTGGACGCAGATCCGGCGGCAGATAACGACAACGCGATCGGGCCGGTGACGGCAGAGGGGACGATGTGCAGGACCGGATCGACGCCAAAGAACTCCTGAGCCGCGTCGACATCGTCGCGGTGATCGACCGTTTCGTGCCGCTCAAGAAGAGCGGCGCGGAATACGAGGCCTGCTGCCCGTTCCACACCGAGGATACGCCGTCGTTCAAGGTGAGCCCGGCCAAGCGGTTCTATCAATGCTTCGGCTGCGGCGCACATGGCGATGCGATCGATTTCCTGCAGGAATACCAGCAGCTTTCGTTTGTTGACGCCTGCAAGGCGCTGGGCGGTAACGAGATCCCGGGTGCGGCCGGCTCGCCGGTGCGGCGCGAGGTCGAGCGCGAGAAAAAGGTCTCGCCGTGGATACCCGTTCAGCCGGCGCCCGCGCATGCCGAGGCGCCGCCCAATGCGCACTTCAAGCGCGGGCTGCCTGAAACCGTGTGGGCTTATCGCGATGCCGCCGGCGCGGTGCTGGGCTATGTGTACCGGTTCCGCACCAGCACGGGCGGCAAGGAAACGCTGCCGCTGTCGTGGTGTCACCACAAGGATTCCGGCCTGGAGTCGTGGCAGTGGATCTCGTTTCCGCAGCCGCGGCCGCTGTATGGCCTCGATCGCCTGGCCGAAAAGCCGACCGCGACGGTGCTGCTGGTCGAGGGCGAGAAATGCGCCGACGCCGGCCATGCGCAGCTGCCCGAGCTGGCGGTGGCGAGCTGGCCGGGGGGCGGCAAGGCGGTCAAGAAAGCCGATTTCAGCCCGCTCTACGGCCGCAAGGTGATCCTGTGGGCCGATTGCGATGCGAAGCGCGAGCCGCTCAGCAAGGCTGAAAAGGACGCGCTCGCGGAACAGGGCAAGGCGGCCGGCCTCGAGGCGGGCGCGATCGCGGCATCGATCATCGAGGCGCAGGCTGCCAAGCCGCTGCTGCCCGAAGATGATCAGCCCGGCGTCAAGACGATGGCCGAGATCGGGCGCCAGCTGCTCGAGGCGGGCTGCGACGTATGGAACGTGCGCATTCCGGAACCGGGCGACAAACCGGACGGCTGGGACATCGCCGACGCCGTCGACGAGGGGCTGATCGGGACCGAGCTGGCCAACCACATTCGCGCGAACGCCGTGCGCCTGGCGCAGCCCTGGCAGGGGGAGGATGGCTTGCCGGCCGACGACGGCGGGCACTTTGACGCCCCGCCGGCTGGCGCGGGCGACGGGTCGGACGGCGGATCGCACTGGTGGCGCCGCGAGCTGCTGCGCAAGGATGGCCGGCTCGTCGACTGCCGGGAAAACGTCTACCTGATCCTGCGCCATCACCCGGAATGGCGGGGGGTGCTGTGGGCCGATGAATTCGCCCGCAAGATCATCAAGCGGCGTGCCGCGCCCTGGGAGTCGGAGTCGGATTTCGTGCACGGCAGCGAGTGGGGCGAGGACGACGATCTGCGCCTGGGCCTGTGGCTCGCGCAGCAGGAACGGCTGATCGTGCAGAGCGCGGGCAACATCGCGGCGTCGGTCGGCTGGGCGGCGCGCGAGTCGCGCTGCCACCCGGTGCGCGAGTATCTGGACGGTCTCGTGTGGGATGGCCAGCCGCGCCTGGATGACTGGCTGACGGACTTCGTCGGCGTGAAGAAAACGCAATACACCATGCTGGTGGCCCGCATGTTCCTGATCGGCATGGTGGCGCGGATTTATCGACCAGGCTGCCATATGCGAGCGATGCCGATTTTCGAGGGTGCGCAGTTCCGTGGCAAATCCACTGCGGTGAGCATTCTGGGCGGCCAGTGGTACGGCGACACGCCGATCGATCTCAACAGCAAAGATGCCTACCAGTTGATCCAGGGAAAGTGGCTGTACGAGATCGCTGAGCTCGATGCCTTCAACCGCGCCGAGTCGACGCGTATCAAGGCATTCATATCGAGTCGGGAAGATCGCTTCCGCGCGCCCTATGACCGTGCGCCGAAGGACTGGCCCCGCAACACGCTATTTTTCGGCACGACCAACCAGGATGAATACTTCAAGGATCAGACTGGAAACTCTCGCTATTGGCCGCTTCGGGCTGAAGAGGTCGACCACATAGACCTCGATGGCCTGGTGAGGACGCGCGATCAGCTTTTCGCTGAAGCGGTCAAGTGTTTCCACGCCGGAGACCGCTGGCACCCGACACGCGAGGAGCAGCGCGACCTGTTCGAGCCCGAGCAGGCCGACCGCGAGATCGCGGATCCGTGGCAGTCGATGATTTCCAAGTGGCTGCGTGGCTCGCTTGATGAGCGTGTGACTGTCACGGAAGTCATTACGGACTGCCTCAAAATCGAGCCCGGCAAGATCGATTCCGCGCGCCAGATGAGTACGCGCGTCGGCATCGCCATGAAGCGCCTCGGCTGGATCAAGAAACGCCAGAGCGGCGGCAGTCGCGAATGGTATTACCAGCGCCCGGAGAATTGGGCCGCAACCGAGCAGGAGTCCAATCCATGGGGCTGACCTGCCGTCACATCCAGAGATCGGGGCAATCCGTCCAACCTGAGGTTGGACGGCCCGGAAAAGGTTGGACGGCGCAAACCCGCATGGATAGGGCATCCGTCCAACCGTCCAACCTCGTCCAACCTTTTCCCGCACGCACACACGTAGGCGCGCAGGCACGCATGCGCACGCACGCACACGCGCGCATGTGCCATCACGTTTTTAGGTTGGACGAGGTTAGAAGGTTGGACAAATCCAGTATTTGCGCGGGTTTCAGCCGTCCAACCTGCCGTCCTACCGTCCAACCTTGGGAGGAAAATCTGTGGTGAATATCGAAATCCTGCGCATCGACTATGCCCTGGTGCGCAAACAGTGGGCCGACGTCGACGGCTGGAGCGCCGAGGAGCTGGCCGAGGCCGATTGCGGCATCAAGGCGGCGGTCGAGGGCAATGATGTCGAGCAGCTGGCGTGCTGGGCGAACTGGATCGCAGGCCTGGCCGAGGAGATCCGCCGCTTCGAGTCGACGGTGCGCGACGCCGAGGGCAGGATGCGCGAGCAGGCCGAAGCGGAAAGGCGGGCGGCATGATCCAGCTCGACATCCGCGACAACTTCCCCGAGGTCAAGCGCCAGCTGGCGACCATGCGTGACGACCTGGCGAACAAGGCCGTATCGCGCGCGCTGAACAAGACCATCGACCAGGGCCGCACGGCCATGGCGCGCCAGATCAGCCGCGAATACATGCTGACGTCTGCACAGGTCAAGCAGCGGCTGCAGGTGACGCGCGCCAAGCCCAACACGCTCGGCCTGTCGGTCGTGCTGGCAGCAACCAGCAAGGGCAAGGGCCGCTCGATGAACCTGATCGCCTTCGTCGAGAAGAAGGTCAGCCTAGCCGAAGCCAAGCGCCGGCTGAAGAAAGGCACGCTCGAGCAGCTGCAGTTCCAGATCAAGCGCCAGGGCGGCAAGAAGATGATCAAGGGTGCATTCATCGGCAACAACGGTCGCACCGTGTTCATCCGTGAGGGCAAGTCTCGGCTGCCGATCAAGGCACTGAACACGATCGACGTGCCGCAGATGTTCAACGCCAAGCGCATCAACGTGATCGTGCGCCAGGTCATGCTCGACAAGTTCGAAGCGAACTTCGAACGCGAAGCGCGCGCCGTGCTGCTGGGGTACGTGAAGTGAGCCGCGTCGTGATGATCGCGGGGGTGGTCAATGGCCCGCGGGTCCTTCCTGGCCACCCCCCATGCGGCGCGAAACGACCGCAGATTTTCGCTAGTTATTTCAACTGCTAAGGGGGTTCCGGTTTTATGTTTTTGGCTAATGACGTGAGATTGGTCGCTACGGAAGAGTTGCTGCCATACGCACGCAACTCGCGTACGCACTCAGAGGATCAGGTGGCTGCGATAGCAGCCTCGATGCGCGAGTTCGGATTCACGAATCCGGTACTAGTTCGTGGGGATCGGACCATCGTGGCGGGCCATGGAAGAGTGATGGCCGCACGCAAGCTCGGCCTCGATATGGTACCGACCATCGATGTCAGTCATCTAAGCGACGCGCAGATGCGTGCCTACGTGATCGCAGATAACAAGCTCGGCGAGCAGGGTGGGTGGGATGACGAGATGCTCCGGGTCGAGCTGCGCGAGCTGCTTGACGCTGGGTTCGACGTTGGCTTGACCGGGTTCAGCGAGGCAGACGCCAAAGCGCTTCAGGCTGCCGCCGGAATGCTCGGGAACACGGATCCCAACGCGGTTCCGGATCCGCATCCAGACCCAGTGAGCAAACCTGGTGACGTCTGGCTACTGGGAGATCACCGTGTAATGTGTGGGAACAGCCTCTCGCTGGAAGACGTTTCCCGCCTCATGGAAGGAAAGCGGGCGGATCTCGTTTGGACAGACCCTCCGTACCTCATGGACTTCACCGGCGCCATCGGTAGCGACGGGAGCACGAAGTCGAAGCACAAGCCGATCGCAAACGACAAGCTGTCGAAAAGTGCTGGCGAGAAATTCCTATTGGACTTCACTGCTCAGCTGCGCGCCTGGTGCGGTGGGGCCTGGTACATAACGTTCTATCGGTTGGGGATCGACTGGATGTTTGACGCACTGCGCGCCAATGGGCTTAAGACGCGCAACCTGATTATCTGGAAAAAGAATCACCTCACACTATCGAACAGCGACTACAAGTCTTTCTACGAGCCGATGTTCATGGGATGGGCGGATGACTACCAGCCGATCTTTTATGGCTGGACTACGGAGCATCCATGGTATGGCAAGAAGGGCGAGGTCGATGTATGGGAGGTTGATCTGCCGTCGCTGTGGGAGATCGATAGGACGAAGAAGAACGATCTCCATCCGACCATGAAGCCAGTCGATCTAATAAACCGTTCGATCCAGAACAGCAGCGCGCCTGGCGCGACGGTATTAGATTTCTTCGGCGGTTCAGGATCGACCTTGATCGCGGCGACGATGACGGGACGTTGTGCCCGCCTTATCGAGCTCGAGCCAACATATGTCGACGTGATTGTCAGGCGCTGGCAGGACTTCACCGGATGCAGTGGCAGCCTCGACGGTGACGGTCGCACATTCAACGATATAAAAGCCGATGGACGTGCGTGAAAGCCTCCTGAATGAGCAACCTTAATCACGACACCGCCGCGCGCCTGCTAGGGATCACACCTGGCGAGCTTGAGGCATTGGTCAAGTCCGGAGCGGTACGGCGCGTTGACCGAAATGCGTATGCGCTGCCTGTCCTGGTACAGGACTTCATCGGCCATGTGAAGGCCGATCGTGATCGTATCGAGATCTCACCCAAGCAGGTCGAAATCGCGACGCACCTGGATATGTCAGAGCGCGCTGTGCGGGAATTTCTGGACGCAGCATCGATCGACCACAAGCTGGCGTCGCTTTCCGAGATCCGCGTCAAATACATCAGGCGCCTGCGCGAGATCGCGGCCGGTCGGTCATCCAATGGCGAGAGCGACCTCGTTACAGAGCGCGCCAGGCTGGCTCGAGCCCAGGCTGATAAGGCAGAAATGGACAACGCCGAGCGGCGTGGCCAGCTCATTCTTGCGGAGGCGATCGAGCCCAAGCTCAAGGCCGCCTTCGTCGCTGCGCGCGAAAAATGGCTTGACGCGGTCGGGCGCCTTGCGCGCGAGCTGCCTGCCGAGGTCGACGCGCGGGAAGCGATGCTGCAGCACGAGTTCGAAGGCTTTCTGCATCGGCTCGCTACCTGGTCTACGGCAGATGTCATTGAAGAGGAGGGGGAGTGATGAAAATCCTGAAATTGCTAAAGACCCTGATGAAGACGCCCGAAGCGCAAACCGATCATCGGCCCGGGGTAGATGAAAGCGGAGGTTTCATCACCGAATTTCCCACGGGCTGGAAATTCATCCCAATCGTCCTGCCAGAGTGCTGCGCCGAGTGCAGGTTTTCAGGGCCCATACAGGGCTATGACGAAATTCCGTGCCAGCGCCATGCTCCAGTCTCGGAGAAAGTAGATCCAGCACGCGATCTGCGGCAATGGGTGCCCCGCTTCCCGATAATGAGAGCAGCAGAGTGGTGTGGCGACTTCGAACGCCGTCCGGTGAAGGTGGACTGATGCCAGACGGCGGCGCGATCGAGATGGATGCCTGGGCCGAGCAAGCGCTCGACCAGCTGCTCGCTCGCGCGTTTGCCGAGCTGCGCCCGCGTCCGCATATCACGCCGTTGGACTGGGCGGAGAAATATCGCTATCTGTCGTCCGAAGAAAACCCAGACTATGCCGGGCCGTTCAGCACCGAGAACATCCCGGCGCTGCGCGGCGTGCTGGCTGCCGCCGGCGAGCCTGGCGTGCGCCGGATCGTGGCGCAAAAGTCGGCGCAGATTGCCTGGACGGCCGGCGTCGTCTGCACGGTGATGGGCTTCCACGTGCACTGGCGGCCGTGCGTGCAGGTTGCGATGTTTCCGCGGATCCAGTCGGCGAAGGATTTCGACGCCGAGAAGTTCGCGCCGATGGTGCGCGCCACGCCTGCGCTGGCCAAGCGGATCAAGCTCAAGTCGCGCAGCGACGGCAACAGCACCACGCGCAAACACTACGCCGGCGGGCTGCTCAAGCTGGTTGCGTCGAATTCGCCGGCCGACGTGAAGTCGACCTCGGCCAAGGTGCGCTATGTCGAGGAACCCGACGACACGAACAAGGATGTGAAGGGGCAGGGCAACTCGATCGCGCTGCTCCGCGAGCGCGGCAAGACTATCCGCAACACCCTCGAGATCATCGGCGGCACGCCAACCGCCAAGGGTGCGTCCGAGATCGAGAAGGAAATGCGCACCACCGACCAGCGGCGGTTCCTGGTCGCCTGCCATGACTGTGGCGAGCGGCACGATCTCGACTGGTCGCATGTCGTGATCCCGGGTCTCAACCTCTCCGACGAGGAGCTGCGTGCGCCCGACCTCGCCGCCACCTGGCCCGAGCGCGAAGTGTACGGCCGCGCTCGCTGGGAGGATGCCTACTATGCCTGCCCGCACTGCGGAAGCGTGTGGACCGACGAGCAGCGCGTCGACAACATCCGCGCGGCCGCGTCAGTGCCGCCGAACTACGGCTGGGAGCCTACGGTTGATAACCCCGACCGCGGCTTCTACTTCAACGAGCTGCAGAGCGTGTTCCAGGGCAGCTTCGTCCCCGTGCTGGCGGAAAAGTACCTCACCGCCCTGCATGAATTCGATCGCGGCGAGCCTCAGAAAATGGTGGCCTTCTGGAATGCCAGCCGCGGCCTGCCGTGGGAATACAAGGGCGAGCTGCCCGAAGAGGAGGAGCTCGCCGCACGCGCCGAGAAATACCTCGAATGGACGTGCCCGGCCGGCGGCGTGTTTCCCGTTGTCGCCGTCGACGTCCAGCACGATCGCCTGGCCGTCACCTGCTGGGTCATCGGCCGCGGAGAGGAAATGTGGCTCGCCTACTGGGGCGAGCTCTACGGCACCACGATCGTCGCCCACCAGGGCGCCTGGATCGAGCTCGAGCAGCTCCTCGGCCGCACCGTCACCCATGCCGGCGGCAGCAAGCTCAAGATCGCCGCCGTCGGCATCGACAGCTCGGACGGCCAGACCTCCGATGCCGCCTACTCGTTTGTCCGGCGCCACCATCGTGCCGATCGCCAAGTGCTCGCGCTCAAGGGCGCGCCGGATGACGAAGGCCGCGTCGAGATCTGGACCCCGCCCAAGCCCGTCGACCCCAACCACCGCAGCACCAAGGCCAGCCGCTACGGCGTCCAGGTGCATATCGTCGGCACCGCCAAGGCCAAGGATCTGATCCTCGGCTGGGCCCAGGAGGGCGGGCGCATCCGCCTGGCCGGCAACGGGCCCGGCCGCATGCATTGGTATGAAGGCGTGCGCGCCGACTTCTATGAGCAGATGCTCTCCGAAATGAAGATCCCGCGCCGCGACAACCCACGCAAGCGCCGCTGGAAAGCCCGCACCGACCGCCGCAACGAAGCGCTGGACTGCACCAACTACGCGCTCTACCTGAGCCGCCACCTTCGCCTGCACCTACGCCGCGCCGTCCAGTGGGACATCGACGACCTGCGCCTGCGCCAGGGCGACCTGCTCGCCGGCGCCGCCGCCGATCCCGAACCGTCCACCCTTCCACCTGGTGGAAAGCCGGACAGCGAGCCGCCCGTGCAGACGTCTGCACCCAGCGCGCCGGCGCCGGCCGACGCGAGCGAGGCCGATATCCGCGCCACCGCGGCCGCGGCCCAATTCAATGCGCTGCTGCGCACCCGACGCGAGGCTCGCCATGGCCGAAGATAACCTGCTCGCCATGCTCGCCGCCATCCGCGCCGAGCTGCGCGAGATCCCCGACGACCAGTGGGAAAAGTTCAAGCGCGTGCTGTGCGGCACCTTCGGCGGCACGCGGCCCTATGTGCCCGTCATGAAAAAGCGCAGCCACCTCGAGGCCCTGGCCGAGCTCGGCGACGAGGCCGACGCGCAAAAGATCTCCAAGGTCCTCGGGATCAGCGTCAGCCGGGCCTATCAACTTAAGCGACTACGGAAAGGGTGAACGATGAAAAAGTAACGTGGAATTATGTCCAGCCGCGACATGCTGGAAATGTTTGCAGGATTTTTTACTTATAGGAGAAACAGGATGTTTAAGTGTGAGCTTGGGAAAGAAGTACAGGCGAAAGTGACCAAATTGCGCGGTGTGGTGACGGCAAGAAGTGAAAACCTCTATGGCTGCAATCGCTATTACATCCAGCCGCCCGTGGGTGATGATAAGAAAGTGCCGGATGGCTGGTGGGTTGATGAGGATGACCTTGATGTTATCGGTGATGGCGTGCGCGCCGTACCGAAGAACACTGGCGGACCGATGAGCCGTTCCTGCTAATCCCTCATCGAAGGGCGGATTTTTCCGGCCCGATCCCAAGCCAAGGAGAAAACGATGGCCTACACAGAGCAAAACCGTAGCCCTTTCAAGACAAATATCCCCCGCGATGATCCGCAAGCGCTGGCACGGTTGAGACGACAGAATAACCCGAACAATGAGCCGACCGGTGCATTCACGGGGCGCTGCCCGCACTGCGGGAGCAACAATCTTTGGGACGATAACCTGGCATACGGCTGCAACGCCTGCGGCGCAATGCTAGGCGGAAACTGAGGAACGAAATGGCCTGCCCAAAATGCGGATGCAAAACGACCTATCTCTATGACGAGGGCGACGATCTGCCTGGTGGCGACGAGCGCCTGCAACGCTGCGCCGCATGCGGTGCCGTTTTCGACCTCGAGGATGAAGCGCCGGAAGACGAGGAGCCTGCCGAGGCGCTGGCCATCTTCCAGTGCGGGCCCCGGCCGACCTGCCCGGACGGAACCGATCACGACTATTCGAAATGGGTCGAGATCGTCGATGCTGCGACCGGCTGCGGCGGGGGATCGGCGGTCTGCGTGAAGTGTGGGCACCGCGCGATCGACGATGCCATGTGGATGTAACGAACGACATGAGGGGAGCGAAACAGCGTAGCTGTTGAGCTTCCCTCTCGATGGACTTGTTGGGCGTGACGCCCTGGAGAGAACGGCATGCAGATTGAGCACGGAGAGAAGCTGTTTGAGTTTCGCTCAAAACAGGACTGGATTAACAAGGCCCAGCGAATCTGGCGCTTCCACGAAGTACGGGCAGAACACACGATCTGCGTTGACCAGCGCGGGAGAATCTGCAACATCGGGGCGCACTTCATGGCGGCGGAGCGTGACAACGCTTACCCGATTGAGGTGTTTCGGTTGCGGCAAGACATGACGCCCAACAAGCAATAGACACCTGCGCAGGTGTGCTATCGGATATTGACGGGTTTTTACACCATCCCACCCCGCTGCAATTTTTTTCCTAAAAATTGCACACCCATCCTGCCACGCTGGCAGGCATGGGAATCCAGACAACCGAGCCGAGTGCGATCCGCGCGGGTGACAGCGTCACTTGGCAGCGCGAGCTGCCCGAGTTTTCCGCCGCCGATGGCTGGGCGCTGAAGTATCGGCTGTTGTACGCCTCGGGCGCCGCCGTCGCCATCACCTCGACCGGCGTCGGCACGCTGCATACCGTCGACCTCAAGTCCACCGACACCGCCGCCTATGTGGCCGGCGATGCCACGCTGGTCGGCTACGTCGAAAACACCAGCACCGGCGATCGCGCCACGCTCGAATCGAACCCGATCAAGATCCTGCCGGATCTCACCCAGGCCGCCAACTTCGACGGCCGCAGCGCCAACATGATCTCGCTGGCCAACCTGCGCACTGCGCTGGCCAGCATGGTGGCCGACTCGACGATCACCGTGCTGTCGACCTCGGTCGACGGCCGCAGCACCACATTCCGCAGCATGCAGGAACTGAAAGACGCGATCACGCATTACGAGCGTGAGGTACAGAAAGAGAACGTCGCCCAGGCCTTGCTGAATGGCGTCTCCCCCGGCCGCGTCGTGGTGAGGTTCTGACATGGGCCTGATCTCGCGCCTGTTTGGTTCACGTGAAACCGCCGCCCAGCGCCGCGAATGGCTCGACACGACCGTGCGCGCCGTCGCCGTGCAGACGCAAAACCGCATCATGTCCGACATGCGCGCGGCGCAGCGCTCGTTCGAAACCGCCGAGACGCCGTCCTATACCGAAAGCTGGTCGACCGCCTCGGTGCATATCAACGAAGACCTGGCGCGCCAGCTGCCCACGCTGTGGGCCCGCGCCACCGGCCTCGCGCGCAATAACGAATGGGCGCAGCGCTACATCGTCGAAATGGACGATAACGTGCTCGGCCCCAATGGCATCGTCATGCAGATGCGGCTCACCATGCTGCAGGCCGGCAAGACGGTACACGACACCGTGCAAAACGCGCTGATGGAGCGCGCCTGGAAAGCCTGGGGCAAGGAATGCGAGCTGTCCGGCCTGAGCTGGTCCGATGTCGAGGCGCTGGCGCTGCAGACGCTGATCCGAAAGGGCGCGATCCTGATCCACAAGCGGCCCGGAAAAGGGCCGATGGGCTTCCAGATCCACATGCTGGACCCCATGCTGCTCGATGTCACGCTCAACCGCACCTTCGGCGGCAACCGCATCCGCATGGGGATCGAGATCGACGACGTCGGCAAGCCGCTGGCCTACTGGCTGCAGATGCAGAAAGTCGGCGACACCATCACCGCCTACGTCAGCGTCGGCCGCCACGTGCGGATCCCGGCCAATGAAATCATCCATCGCTTCCTGGTCGAGGAGCCCACCCAGCTGCGCGGCATTCCCTGGCTGACCGTCGGCGCGCGCCGCCTGTGGCTCACGCACGATTTCGAAGAGTCGGCCGCCGTCGCCAGCAGCAACGCCGCCAAGCGGCAGGGCTTTTTCGTCAGCCCGTCCGGCGAGGCCCCGCCCGGGTTTGCCGACACCATCGTGTCGTCGGTGCTCGACGCCGCCAAGGCCGCCGGCAAGGTGCTCTCGCCCGACGAGATCCAGCAGATCACCGCCGCGGCGGAAAAGTACGCCAGCACCGTGCCGGGCCAGTTCGACACCCTGCCGCAGGGCTACGACTTCCGGCCATTCCAGTCCGACTGGCCCAACATCAACGCCGACGGCTACATCAAGGGCCAGCTGCGCGGGTTCTTCGCCGCGCGCGGCATGAGCTACGTCAGCGGCGGCAACGACCTCGAGGCCGTCAACTATTCCAGCGCGCAGGTCGGCATCGTCGCCGAGCGCGAGCACCACAAGAAAACGCAGAACCGCCTGCGCGACTGGCTCTATGCCACCGTGTTCGAAGCGGCGCTGCCCTACATCGTGACGGCCACCCCCGGCCTCAAGGCCTCGCGCCTCGACGACTACCTCGACGCCGCCACCTGGCAAGGCCGCCGCTGGACGCCGGTCAACCCCATGTACGCCGCCAAGGCAAACGAGACCAATCTCGGCCTCAAGCTCACCAGCCGCCGCCGCCTCATCCTCGAGCGCGGCGAGGATCCCGACGAAATTCTCGCCGAGATCCAGGAGGAGGAGAAGACCTTCGGCCCCATCCCCGGGCCGCCTCAGGCCACGGCCGCCGCTTCCCAATCCGACGGCACCGACACCGGCGGCGGGGCCGATGCCGCCGACGCGGCGGCCGCCAAAGCCCATCTGCACCTGGCCGCCTCGCGCAGCCGCCATCCCTACGGAGACTGACCCATGCCCACCGACACGCTCGAAGCCCCTGCCAAGCGCCAGCGCATCGACGGCGACCTGCATCGCTGGATGCCCGCCACGCTCACCATCCGCGCCATGGATCCGCCCGCCGACCCGGATGGCGACGAAGACGGCACGCCCGACGATCCCCTGCTGCAGCTGCGCCTGTCGGTCTCCAGCGAGGAGCCCTACCTGCGCGCCAGCTGGTGGGATGCGCCGTGGGTCGAAGTGCTCGGCCACAAGAGCGGCGAGATCGATCTCACCCGCCTGAATGGCGGCGCGCCCATGCTGGCCAACCATGACCGCTATACCGCCGTCGGCGATACGCCGCTGTCCGGCATCGGCGTCGTCGACCGCGCTTGGATCGAAGGCGGACGCCTCATGGCCGACATCACGATCAGCCGGCGCGATGCCCTGTCAGACCTGCGGCAGGACATCGCCGACGGCCTGGTGCGCAATGTTTCGATCGGCTATCAGATCAACGAGCGCGTGCTCACCAAGCAGGCCGCCGAAGGCCAGCCCGACGAGTATCGCGTCACCAGCTGGACGCCGTTCGAGATCAGCCTGGTCGACATTCCCGCCGACGCCACTGTCGGCATCGGCCGCAAGGCCGACGATTCCACCCAACCGCGTTACCGCGTGGTTGATCTTCCCCCCGCCGGCCGCGCCGGTTCCACTCAGGAGAAAACCATGACTGACAAAGTCAAAGACCCGGCGCCGGCTCCCACTGACGCCACCCGTTCCCACCAGTCCGGCCCCGATCCGCTCGAGCTCGAGCGCGAGCGCGCCAAGGAGATCACCGCGCTGGGCCGCATGCACAACATGCGCGACCTGGCCGATAAGGCGATCGACTCCGGCATGGCCGTCGACAACTTCCGCGCCCAGGTGCTCGATCACCTGCGCCAGAGCGGCGCCCTGCGCCCGGCCGAATCGCCCGAGATCGGCATGTCGCAAAAAGAGGTCGAGCAGTTCAGCTTCCGTCGCGCGCTGCTGGCCGCGATGGACCCGGCGCACGCCGTCAAGCTGGCCCCGTTCGAGTGCGAAGTCTCGCGCGCCGCCCAGGACAAGCGCGGCGACAGCCGCAGCAAGGACCGCGAATCCGCCATCACCATCCCCGTCGACGTGCTGGCCAGCGGCATGTCGGTGAACGAGCGCATGGCCGGCATCGTCGCCTCGCAGCTGATCCAGCGCGCCATGGCGCGTGCCAAGGCCGGCGGCGTCGACATCATGCACGCCTATCGCGACCTCGTCGTCGGCACCCCCACCGCCGGCGGCAACCTGGTTGCCACCGAGCTGCTGGGCTCGAGCTTCATCGACCTTCTGCGCAACGCCATGGTGCTCGACCAGCTTGGCATCACCTGGCTGCGCGACCTCAACGGCAACGTCGCCATTCCGTCGCAGACCGGCGGTGCCACCGGATACTGGCTCGCTGAATCCGGCGCGCCGACCGAGAGCCAGCAGACCGTCGGCCAGATGACGCTGACGCCGCACACCGTCGGCGCCTTCACCGACTACAGCCGCCGCCTGCTGCTGCAGTCGTCGATCGACGTCGAAATGTTCATCCGCGCCGACCTCGCCGCCGTCCTGGGCCAGACGATCCAGACCGGCGCGATCAACGGCGCCGGCGCCAGCAACGAGCCCACCGGCCTGCTCAACATGAGCGGCATCGGCTCCGTCGCCGGCGGCACCAATGGCCTGGCGCCCACCTACGCCAACATGGTCGATCTCGAATCGGCGGTGGCCAACGCCAATGCCGACAGCGGCAACCTGGCTTTCCTCACCAACACCAAGGTGCGCGGCACCCTGCGCAAGACGCAGGAATTCCCCACCAGCGCCAACGGCCGCCCGGTGTGGACCAGCCAGCCCGGCTCGCGTGGTGTCGGCGACGTGCTCGGCTACACGGCCTACACGACCAATGCCGTGCCGAGCAACCTCACCAAGGGCACCAGCACCGGCGTCTGCTCCGCGATCATGTTCGGCAACTGGGCCGACCTGGTCATCGGCATGTGGGGCGGCCTCGACCTGCTGCTCGACCCCTACACCGGGTCGAGCGCCGGCACCCGCCGCCTCGTCGCCCTGCAGGATTGCGACGTCAACGCCCGCCATGTCGCCAGCTTCGCCGCGATGAAGGATGCGCTGACCGCCTGATCGCAACCCTGACCGCGTCCGCCTGTCACGGGCGGACGCTTTAAACCCTTATCTGGAGAATCACCATGCCCAAGCAACTCATCGTCGAACCCTGCCTTATCAACTACCAGGACGACCGCGGCGGCGTCCACCACGACGCCGGCGACTTTGTCGAAGTCCCGAAAGACGTCGCCCTCGACCTGGCCCGCGCGGGCCGCACCCTGTTCGTCAACCGCGACGACGACCCCACCAAAGGCGGCATCCACACCGCCAGCGACAAGATGGTCGCCGCCGCCGAAGCCATGAAGAAAAAGCCGAAGGACGGCGACAAGTCCGCCCAGGCCTGAGCGCACCCCACCGGATCACCCCCACACGATAGAGGCCAGCCATGACCATCAAGCTTACCGCCCCCATCTTCGTAGCCGGAGTGTACCAAGCTACCGGCACGCAGCTCACCCTGGCCGCGGACAAGGAGGCGGAGCTGGTCAATCGGGGGGTGGCGACGTATGTCAGTAGGACGCTGGCGCCAGGAGAAAATCTGATCCAGGCAATGCTATCCACCGACGCCTCCGGCAACAAATCGCTCATTGACCCTTCTACTGGAATACTTTATCCCATCAATAAAGGGCACGTTACTCTGGTGCGCGCAGCGGCGACCGCGCCAATTAACTACAACGTGTCCACCGGAATCACGTTCGACACGTTCTATGACAACGGGACCCCTTTCCAGAATGCGGACATATGGAACGGTACGACGGACACCGACGCGCTCATCATTCCCCCTGGCGTATCGCATGTGAAATTCACCGCGAACCTTGGCATTCCTACGACCTTCGTCCCAACGGCGCCCGACTTGGCCGCATCGATTCGTCTTACCGTGCAAGAAAACTACGTGACGATCCCAGTTGTTACGCCAGCCCTGCATATCATGTTCATTCCGCCGACCTATGACACCACCGGCCATCTTGGGATCGCGTCTCCGTGGATACCGACAGCCCCCGGAAATAAATACAACCTCGTACTCAAACACGAGGCAAACGCGGCCATCGTTTTCGCGGGCGGCCTGGCCTGTTATTTGAACGCAGAATTTAAATAACCCAGCCAGCCGCCTAACAGGGGCGGCTTTTTCATCCATCCCTGCAATTTTTTTCCTAAAAATTGCACACGATGCCTGCCACGCTGGCAGGCATGAAGATCTTCTCGCAACCCATCCAAACCGCTGACCAGGAGCGCCGCGCATGAGCCTGTCGAGGGCCGCGGCGCTCGAGGCGCGCACGGCATCGATCGGGCTGGCGGCGCACGTCAACGCCTGGCTGCTGAACGGCTCGACGCCGTTCGATGCCGTGCTCGATCGCAGCGTGGCCACGCTGGGCGAGTTCAATCTCACCGAAGAGCGGCGCGATCGCATCACGGTGATGCGCTCGGCGGCGGCCACGTTCGCCAATGGCCAGGCGATCACGGCCGATCCGGCGCGCTACACCTCGGCCGAGATCGCGGCGATGGGCAAGAGCAGCTGGAAGCTCGACCGCGTCGACAAGGATGACGGCCTCGTCGTCAGCTGGTGGCTCAAGTGACGACCAAGGCCTACGCCCTCATTTCCAGCCTGCAGCCGCGCCTGCAGGCGATCAACATCGCCAATGGCTATCTCACCAATGCCGGCGCGTCGGTCAAGCTGGGGCCGGTTCCGCACATGGACGGCGAGGCGGTGCCGTTCATCCGTCTGAACGAGACCGACGCCGCCACCGAAAGCGCCGCCCCTTTCGCGCCGCATTCCAAGATCCGCGTCCAGTTCACCGCCGAGGCCTACGCCGAGGAGCCGACCGCCGCCAACGTGATCGCCACCGGCCACAACCTGCTCGCCGACCTGAAAAAGGCGCTGTTCGGCGACGTGCAGCGAGACCTCAACGGCCAGGCCATCGATGCCCGCCTCGAGGGCTACAGCATCCTCCCGCCCGAATCCGGCAGCGACCTCGTCGTCGCCCAGGTGCGCGGCTCGTTCAGTTTTGTCGACCACTTCAACGCGCCCTAGCGCACACAGGAGAAAACCATGTCCCAGATCGCAGACGCATCCTACATCGGCAAAGGCGAGATCTTCATCGGCCCCTACGCCGGCGGCGCCGCCATGATTTCGGTCGGCAACTGTTCCGAGCTGACCTTCACCCACGGCACCGAAAAGAAAAAGCAGCCCGACTACACCAGCGCCGGCGGCGGCAACGCCAATACGCTCGAGCGCATTACCGAGGTGACGACCAACATCAAGGCGCACGACGTGAACGCGGCCAACCTGGCGCTGGGCGCGCTGGGCTCGACCAGCGCCGTCACGGCTGGTGCGGTCACCGCCGAAGCGCACCCCACCTACAAGAACGGCCTGGTGCCGTTCACCTACGTGCCCGACACCGGTGCTGCGATCACGGTCAAGGATGTACCTGGCACCACGACCTATGTCGCGGGCACCGATTACATCGTCAACGGCGCCGGCATCTACATCCTGCCCGGCAGCAGCATTCCCGACTCGGTCGCCGGCGCTGCCACGATCCACGTCGACTACACGAAAAAGGCCGTCGACGTGCTCGAGGCCATGGTCAACACCGGCCTCGAATACAAGCTGATGTTCGTCGGCCTCAACGAAGCGCAGTCAGGCAAGCAGGTCGTCGTTACGATCCACCGCTTCAAGCCGGGTGCCGCACAGAACGTGCCCCTGATCGGTGACGATTATGCCGCGCTCGACCTGCCGGGCGAGGCGCTGTCCGATTCGGCGATCGTCGGCGCCGGCCTGTCGAAGTTCTACAAGGTGCAACTGGCCTGATCGGTCTGATCCGCGCGAAAGGGGGCAGACATGACGGGCGACGACTACGGCAACACCCGGGACTTTCTCGAAAACTTCCACCACTGGGTGCCGTTCGCCGCGCTGTTCGCGCGCCAGGCCGTGCCCGAAAACCGGCCCATGACCACGCGCCTGATCGAGCAGGCCTTCGTCGCCGTCATTGCCGGAGGCGGCTCGGCATACGGCGTCAATACCGCCATCGATGCCAAGCACGAAGCCGAGATCCAGGCGCTGCAGATTCAGGTTTCGGCCAGCAACGAGGCGCTGCAGCACCAGCTCGAACGCAGCGAGGCGAGGCTCACGGCCCAGATCATGGAACTGAGGGCCAGGCAGTTGAAATGAACCTGGCCGAGGCCGCCGAGGGCAGGATCATTTCGCAACAGATCTCCGTGCGAATGACGCCGCCTCAGGATGGCCGCCTCGGTCACACCGATGCAGCCTGCGAGATCGGTCGTGGACTCATCAAGGAAGCCGTGGAACTGATCCGGGCGGCCGGCGAGAAAGAGGGATTTATCGTGGAAATTGAAGCAACGCAGGTCATTTACTGACATGAAGCTCGCCTGGGGTGCCCGCGTATCCGAATCCTTCCGCCAGCGCGTGCTGGCGATCGCTGACGGCTTCGGCTGGTCGGACGATCTGGCGTCCGGGCTCATGGCCTGCATGCATTTCGAGAGCGGCGGCACCTTCTCGCCCACCACCGTAAATGCGGCCGGATCGGGCGCCATCGGGCTGATCCAGTTCATGCCCGCCACCGCTGCAGGCCTCGGCACCTCGTCGCGCGCGCTGGCGCAAATGAGCGCCGTCGAGCAGTTGGATTGGGTCGAGCGCTACTTCCGCCCCTATGCCCATCGCATCGCCAGCCTGCCCGACATGTACATGGCCATCCTGCTGCCCAGCGCCATCGGCAAGCCGGACGACGCCGCGCTGTTCAGCAATGGCGCGGCCTACCGCCAGAACGCCGCGCTCGATGCCGACAGCGACGGCCGTATCACCAAGGCCGAAGCCGCCCACCGCGTGCAGGTCGCGCTGGAAAACGGTTCCCGCCCAGAAAACGCCGCCGAAGTCGCGCGGCCTGCCCCCGGCCAGGCATCGCCGGCCCAACCCAAGGAGGAACCACCCATGGATTCGCTCTCCACCTCGATTCTCACCACCGCCATCCCGGCGCTGTGGAACGCCATCCCCGAGATCGCCAGCATCTTCAAGAAGCCCGACGTCGCCGCCCGCAACGTCGAGGCCGTGCAGAAGGTCGGCCAGATCCTGATCGACTCCACTTCGGCTGCCAATGCCCAGGACGCCATCACCAAGGTGCAGACCGACCCGGCTGCGGCGCAGGCCGCCAATGACGCCATCCGCATGAGCCGTGCCGACATCATGGACATTCTCGACCGCGTCAACGACCAGGAGCAGAAAAACATCGCCGCCGCGCGCGTCTACAACACGGGCGAACCGATGTTCCTCGAATTCGGCTGGATGCGGATGCGCTTCGTGCATTTCCTGTCGATCGTCTTCGTGGCCTTCGTCGGCGTGTTCGTATCGATCCATTGGTCGGACCTCAATGCCGAGCTCAAGGGCGCGATCGTCACGCTGATGATGCTGCCGGCCTGGGGAGGCGTGCGCGATTACTGGATGGGGTCGAGCGACGGTAGCGCACGCAAGACCGACGCGATCCTAGGGCGCAAATAATGCCCTTCACCGACGATGCCAATGAGCTCGACCTGCGCTTCTTCGACGACCGCAGCGAGTTCCCCTTCCTGACACTGCAGCCGCTCGAGTATTTCAGCCCGCTCACCGGCCAGACCTACACCGTGCCGAAGTACTTCCGCACCGATGGTGCATCGGTACCGGTGGCGATCGCCGCGATCCCGGTCGTCGGCCCCGAGCTGCTGATGCGCTACTTCGGCCATGGCGTGTTTCACGGGTTCAAGCAGGGCGTGCTGCATGACTACCTGCGTCGCAAGCGGCCGGACGGCACCACGCCCGTTCCGGCCGAGACCGCGCATGCCGTGTTCCGCGAAGCGCTCGCCGATGCCGGCTACCCGAGCGACCTGGTCGAGAACTACTTCGCGGCCGTGAAGGCATTCAACTCGGACTGAGCCATGGCCAATCCCATTGCCTCCATCATCCTGACTGCGGTCGATAAGACCAAGGCGGCATTCGCCTCGGTATTGACCGGCTTCGACAAGCTGAAGAGCAAGGGCGTCGAGCTACGGGACAATTTCGGCCTGCTGTTTGGGGTGGGGTTGAGCGCGGCAGGATTCATCGCCACGATCAAGTCGGCGGTCGACGCGATGGACTCGGCCAGCAAGTCGGCGCAGAAGATCGGCACCAGCGTCGAGAATTTCAGCGCGCTGACCTATGCGGCCAGTCAGTCCGACATTCCGGTCGAGACGCTGGAAAAGAGCCTGCTCAAGCTGGCCCGCACGGCAGACGATGCAAAATCAGGACTGCAGACCGCACTCGATCCATTCCAGCGGCTCAAGATCGACCCCAAGCAGTTCAAGGATCCGGCCGACCTCCTGGTGGTCATCGCCGACCGCTTCGCCGCCATGCCGGACGGCATCAACAAGGCCGCACTCGCACAGCAACTATTCGGCAAGTCAGGCGCCGAGATGATCCCGATGCTGAACGGAGGCAGCGCCGGGATCCGCGAACTGACCGACGAGGCGGCCAAGCTCGGCGTCGTGTTCAGCACCGAGGCCGCCAAGGCTGCCGAGACCTTCAACGACAATCTCGACAAGCTGAAAACAGCGGGCAAAGGGCTCGGCGTCTCGCTCGCGCAGGATATCCTGCCGGGCCTGACACAGATCACCGAAGCAATGACGACGGCCGCCAAGGATGGCGGGATTCTGAAGGCGGCCTGGGTCGGCCTGGGCGGCTTTGGCGCGGCATTGTTCACTGACCAGTTCAAGGCGCTAGATCAGCAGATCGCGGAGAAAAAGGCCCAGCTCGCCCGTGCCACGACCGGATTTTTCACCGACTCGAATGCCGCCGCTCGGCTGCGGACCGAGATCGCCGCCCTCGAGGAGCAGGCCGCGCGGGAAAAACAGGTCAATGCCGATCGCCGAAAGGACAGCAAGGATACCTCCGATGAAATTGGCAAGAATCGCAAGGCGGAGCAAGATGCCTTCAGGAAATCCACCAATGAGCAGATCGCCGATGCGCAGCGCCTGAATTCCGCACTGCAGAGCGCCTTCGAAGGATCGATTCGGGCCGAGGAGGATTACCTGCGCCAGGCTAAAAAACTGCGCGATGAAGCCAATGGCACCACGCCAGTGCCCGGTGACGTGCAGAGTCAGGCTTCCGCGAACTTCGATGCCATCACCAAGGCGATGCAGCTGCAGCGCGAGGCGGGAACTGCAAGCCTGCAGAGCGTGCAGGACCAATCCGCCGCGCTGCAGCAACTGGCTGGGCAGCTCGATGACCAGGCACTCAAGAATGATCTGATCAAGCAGGCCAAACTCGCCGAGGCGGCTGCACTGGAAAAGGCCGCCGCAGAGGAAAAACTGCGCTATCAGGATCTGTCGAAGATCCAGGCGGACACCGCGGCCGGCATCGATCATATGAAAGCCGCGCTGGAAGGGCTCGGCAAGGAGGTTTCGGTCGACATCAAGCCCGGCGCGCAGCTCGATGCAACCCTCGCGAAAATGCGCGAAATCAAAAGCCTGATCGAATTCCTGCAAAACACGCCGGTCAGCGTGAATGTATCCAACGCGGAAGGCACCCCTGATGCCCTGAACAAGGCCGCGCTCAAGTTCGGGAGCCGCTGATGAGTCTGCCCACCCTCAAGATCGCCGGCATCGAGATCCCGCTCGAGGTCTACCCAGTTAGCCAGGGTTACAGCCGCGTCGACGGCGGTTCATCGTTGCTGCGGAAAATGAACGGCGCGGGACTGGAGCAGACGAACTGGAGCAGACTGGCCACGAAGATCAGCGGCAAAGGCTGGGCGCCGGTGGCGCTGGCCGGGGTCGACTGGAGCGCGGCCGTCCAGATCGACTGTGTGCAGCCGCGCGCGATCGCCTCGGCGACCAATAGCGCCACGCTTCCGACGGCACGCCGCAGCGATCTGACTGACAACGTCTTCGCGCGCGCGATCGTGGCCAGCCGGCTGGTCGAGACGCCGGTCAGCCTGGCCGGCGACGTGGCAACGGCAACGGCCGTCACGGGCGCGACGGGCTATCAGTTCCACTATTACCCGAAACTGTCCTGCATCAGCCGCGGGCCGGTTGAAGATCTCGACCTCGAGACTGGCAGTTATGGCTGGTCACTCGACGCCCAGGAGGTCTGATGGCGACGATCTACGCAACCGGGGCGAACACCAACGGGGAATTCGGGCTGGGGGATTCCGTCGCGCATTACACCTATGCGCAGATCCCGGGAACCTGGCTGAAAATCAAGATTGGGCAGGGGTTCGCGGTAGGTATCATGGCGGACGGTACACTTTGGGGCGTGGGCGACAACAGCTCCAAACAGCTGGGCCTTCCGAATGCGAGCTATTCGGCCTGGACGCAGATTGGAATCGATACCGATTGGGCCGACGTAGCGGTCGGCAACGGTTTCACGATCGCGCTCAAGACCAATGGCAATATCTATGCGTGCGGCCTCAACAATCATGGGCAGTGCGCGCAGAACAACACGACCAGCCCGATCACGACGCTGACGCAGATCGCCTTTGTCCACAGCTTTTCCAAGCTGTATTGCGACGACAGCGCGGTGCGCGCGTTCGCGCTCGATACCTCGAATGTGCTGTATGGCTGGGGATTCAACGGCACGAATGGCCTGCTCGGTCTCGGGACGACGACCACCCATTATCTGACGCCGCAGGCGATCACGCTGCCAGCGGTCGTCTCCGATCTGTCGCTATCGCTGTCGCACACGATGGCGGTGCTGGCCAATGGTACGCTCTATGGCTGGGGTGGCAATACCTATGGCCAGCAGGGTGATGGATCCTCGACGACCTCGACTTCGCCGCGACAGGTCGGGACGGACACGAACTGGTCGAAAGTTGCGGCGAGTTCTTTCAATAGCTATGCGCTCAAGACGACCGGAACGGTATGGGCCGCTGGCGACGGCGGATCATACCAGCTGGGGCAGGGCAATACGGCATCATCCGCAACCTTGATCCAGATCGGCACGGATACCGACTGGTCCGCCGTGCATGCGCCTGAAACGGCCGTCATCCTGCAAAAGATCAACGGCTCGATCTATGTCTGCGGAAACACGCCGGTTTCGTTCGGCAATGGCAATATTTCGTCGCTCACGGTGCAGAACCTCGAGACGACCTGGAGTATCACGCTTCCGGCGGGCATCAAGACACTGGAGGTATCAAACGATACCGCGCAGCTGGTCTACAGCGTCATCGCCGAGGCGGTATCCGCGCCGATCACCGTCACTGTATCCAACCCGAGCGGCAGCATTAGCGCGCCGATCGCCGTCAGCGTGGCCGATACGGGCAGCATCAGCGCGCCGGTGTCGATCAATGTGCTCAACACGCTCGAGACGACCACCTGGACGGCGCAGGTCATGCTGGGCGGTGTCGACGTGTCGGCGAATCTGACCGGCACCATCAGCTGGGATGCGGAGGAGGGCGCCTCACGCGTCGCCGATTTCACGCTGCGGCCGGCGGCCGGATCGGTGAGCCCGACCACCTGGACCGGGCAAGAGGTGTCGATCGACGTGGTGCGCCTGGTGGGCGCCTTGTCGATGCATACCCGGGTGTTCACCGGCGTGGTCGACGTGGCCACCTTCGACCCGGTCAAGCGCACGGTCGGATTTACCTGCACCTCGGATCTTCAGAACCGCGTGGCGGCCCTGCCGGTGGCCAGCATCGATGCCTTGTGCGGTGGCACCTATTCGGAGGCGGTGTCGGGCGCGATCGGCGAGCGCTGGGCCTATGCACAGGCCCGCATGTCCTCGCGCACGGCCTCGCTCGACAGCGGTCCGATGTCGGGTCCACGCGTCACGGAATGGAATGGCCTGGCGGTGTGGCGCACCTTCACCGAGGCAGACGTGCTCGACGCCAGCCCCTCGATCGACCTGCCCAAGCGCAACCAGATCGTGAACCAGGTCGACATCGCCTTCGAATACCGATACTACCGCTGCCGGCAGCGCCAGGCATCGATCGGCTGGAGCAAGTCGGCCTACACGGCCGAGGCATGGCAGTCGAGCTACCAGTATCCGAGTCAGGATGAGATCGAGTCGGCGCTGGCCGGAAGCGGCTGGAAAGTGCTGTATCAATCGTTCGGCAGCCCGCCGGCACACATTGCGGTGGCCAGCCCATCGGGCTATTACGTGGTGACCAGCGGAGTGGCCAACTTCACCGCCTCTCTGGCGCAGCGCCACGCGCAGGCGGTGACCGAAAGCTATGCCCTGACTGTGACCGCGCCCACCAGCATCGCAGCCAACGGTGCTCTGGCAAAGCCCCTGCGCGGAGCGTTGCAATCGGACTGGACGCCCAATCAGTGGGAGGCCGATTTCACCGTGACCGTGCCGCTCAACGCGCCGGGCGAGATCGACTATGCCGGCACGATGACGCGCGCCGTGTCGGATGCGGCGATCCAGAACCTGCTCGACATGGCCAAGTCGATGATTTACGCCAGCCACCGCAAGGCCGCCGTGACGTTCTCGGTACCCTGCCTGCCAGAGGCCGACCTCACGATGGCGGCTACGCTCAATACCGCGGCGTTGCAGGCGTCTGGAAAGATCTCGCGCGTCCAGGGCAAGCTCGACATCGATGCCGGTTCGGCGATCAGCACCATCACATTGGCGCTGTCCGGCATTGCCGCCGGCGGGATCCTTACGCCCGATGCGCTGACGCCGCCGGCGCAGCCCGCACTCGATGTCGGAACCGATTCCTGGTCGACCGATCTGCCGAACCTGCTGACCCATATCGGCAACGTGACGAACTACGTCTACGACTACACGCAGATGGGCTTCCTGGTCGGCGCGACGGCCTCCTATTCGGTCACCAATGGCACCGACAGCACGTCGGTGGCCAACCCTGCCTACAACGCGGCCGCTGGCTATGCGCAGAAGGTAAACGGCTTCCGCGTCCAGATGCCGGGCGTGGCCGAGAATTTCCGCAACCCGGCGACGGTGAATCATGCGCAGGCCTACCAGCTCGACCTGCCGACCGACACGCGAACCAAGATCCAGGCCTCGAGCAACCCGGGGGTGGATGAGATCGCGGTATCGCCGTCCGACTCGGCGCCGGCCAGCGGCGAGCCGGCGACGGCGATCAAACTGGCCACCAGTCAGGCGGGATTGACTGCCGCCACCGCGGGCGCCAGTTTGGCGCTGGCGACGACGATCCTGAGCGGGGTGGCCAATGCGGTGACCTTCTGGGCGCGCATCGATGACGCGGCGGCCGTTGCGGGCGTCTATACCGATCTGTCGCTGGTGACGAACACGGTGATCGAGACATGACCGACACGCGCGACAACATTCAGCGGCTGGCCAAGGCGCCGGCGTCCCGGGATCCACTCAATCCGTCGGCGATCCCCGATCCGGTGCTGTCCCAGGTCGGGCTCGGCAAGAGCGCCAAGGGCACCGGCATCAGCAGCCCGCTGACCGAGACCAAATACGCTGATCGTGAGTACTACGCGACCTTTACACTGACCTCGACCGACGGACTCTTCGTCATGGAGCTGAAGCGCATCAAGAAAATGAAGTTCAACGACGCCGACAACCGTTTCCTGGAGATCGACTTTGCCGACAAGCCCTGAGACCTTCCAGGTCGGGCTGCAGGGCGATATCGGCGTACCGTTCGATCTCGAATTGAACGCCTTCGGCGCGCCCTATCACGGGCTGGCCACGGCCGGCTCGCTGGCCCTGCCGAACAGCACCACCCTGACCGTGACGCAGCCCGGCAATGGTGACGTATGGTGCCTTGACGTGCCCGGCAATCCGCCGCTGAGCCGTACCACGGCCGAGCTGGCCAACGATGCCACGCTGGGCCGCACCTGGCTCGATTACGCGATTTTCAGCGGCCTGACGCGGCAGTTCTACGGGCAGGATCTGACCGCCTACCAGGCCTGGGTGTGGGCGCTGTCGGTGGCCGAGAAATACAAAGTCGAATTCAGCGGCGCGACCAGCTACGCCAGCCACCAGTCCAGCGGCGTGCTGACCTTCCATCTGCAGCTCGACCTGACGCAGGTCGGCTTCATTTCGGCAACGGCGACGCCGATCACCCATACGATCACGATCAACCAGGATCTGCCCGGTTCATGGCTTCCGGCTGCCGGAACGTATACCTATCCTTACCAGACCCAGATCAAGGTCGTCGACATCAGCTCGGACGGGCACCAGGTGATCCTGGCCATCGAGCGGCTGAATATGGACTATCGCAGCGGCGTCGCCGGCTTCGTGAGGGTGGATCTGAGTGTCGACAATGCTGGGAATTACCTGGGCGCCGTGACGGTGCTGGCGGATTACGCGACGGTGCAGCCGGCGCTTTACAACGTCAGCGGCTATCACCGCTGGGGAAGCTGGCCGATCTGGTACTGGTTTGATTCGACCGACACGGTAAAGGCCGTGCAGATGAACTATGACCATGACAACCAGAACGCCACGGGCGGGCCGGAAACCTGGGTGATTTCACTCTCTGTCGACGGGGTGGCGCATTCGACGATCAGCAGCACCTGGCCACTCAACAGCACGACGGGAACGACCGATTTCGACGGCTACAACGATACCGGCAAGATGAACAATCTGCTGGTCCAGGGCGGTCTGGCCGTGGGCGGAAGCTTTTCGCGTGCCATCAACAACGAGCCCCAGCCCGGAACGGTCAGCGATAATCAGACCCAGTATCTGTCGAGCTATTTCCTGGCGTCGGCGGTGAATTATTACGGAGCAGGCCAGAATGCCTATGTCGAGATCCTGCCGATCATCTATTCGAACAAGTCGGTCGGGCTGGTTTTCAAATGCTGGCAGCTGACGCTCGACAGCTCGGGCGAGTCGCCCTATTCGCCCAATTATGTCGGCGTGCAAACAAACCAGTACTACGGCAACGTGCTCTATGCCGGCGGATTCAATGCCGGCGTCGTGGCACATCCGATCAGCCTCACCCAGATGAATGGCAGCATTTCTGGGGCCACGCTCACGGTAAACTCGATCAGCTCGGGCACCGTCTACATCGGGATGATCGTGGTGGGTGAGGGCGTGGGAGCCCACTCGATCGTCAATCAGTTCCTGACCGGCAGCGGGGGGACCGGCACCTATGGCCTGACGCAGGCCTCGAGCTTCGCCGCCTCGCGCGCCATCACGGGCATGGATCCGGTCGTCCCGAAATACACCACATTCCAGCCAAAAACGGGCCACCTCACCCGCAACAGCCTGCAGCCCGTCTGCTATATGTGA